CTTTTTCGGCTTTCTTTGCCTTCTTTGTTATCTCATAGGTTTCAATAAATTCGGCAATGTTGTCATATAGATCGAACTGTTTGGTTGAACCATCTTCAGACTCCAACATCTCAAACTCATCCAATATGCCATACAACTCTGTTGCTTTGTACTTGACATATAGTTGTTTCTTTTCTTTTTGGATTCTTCGTAAGAATGCGAAATAGATAACTTGTGTAAAGTATGCGAATGGATTCTTTGATTTTGCCGGATCAAAGTTTTCGAAATACATCAAACAGTTTTCAATACCATCGGATACCATTTCATCTCGGTAAGTGTAATTGATGAAGTTTGGTTTGTGAGACAATCCTTCGGCAATTTTCATAAAACATTCACCGATATAATTTGGTATAATCGGTTTAGGTTGGTTTTGTTTGGCGGCCTCAACGCAGGCGGCCTTATAATCTTCTAGAGCTTTTAGGAAATCTAGGTTATTAATGTAATGTTTTTGTTTAGTCATTCAAGTGTACCATAAAAAGTTGTTGACAAGGGGCTTGACTAGTGTTATAGTCCTCGGTGTCCCCCTATGATGTTTATTAAATATTAATGCATTAAGGATTTATTAAAAGCTTTCTCTTCAAAAGCTGTTAAGACTTCCTCCGTAAGAAGTACTTCTTCTCCCTTCTTCATTTCTTCCTGTAATTTTAGAACCGTACTCTTGTAGTACTCTTCAAAATCCTCAGTTGGATCCATCGTGCAAAGCACGCTGTCGTTACTTACCTCGACAAAATCATGTTGTATGACGGCAACCGGTAACCATGGTTGTAATTGCAAGTTTACTCCACGGATCTGAAATACCATGGGGTTTTCCAATACCGAAAGGTTTTTGGCCACTGTTGTGAATTCACATATCACATCCAAACCATCATTAAATCTTACTATTTTAACTGCCATTTTTGAGTCCTATATTGTAGATTTTAAAAGGAAACTTCTCTTCATTATATATCTTAATTCTTTCCACGAAATGTTGTAGTGTGAAGTTTGTGTGTTTTTTTATTCTAAGATCGTCTGCAATATCAAAGAGTGTAGACATTTCTTTGCCTTCACTCTGACGCAAACCGCGACCAATACTTTGTAAGTTTCTAACTCTTGATTTACTAGGACTTGCAAACACAATGTTGTGTAAGTTTCTAATGTTAATACCAGTACTGAAGGTACCAAAGCTTGCAACCACAATAGCATTGCTTTCTGTTTCCATTATCTTACGAATAGATTCGCGTTCATCAGTATCAACACCACCATGCACAAAGAATACTTTTCTATCTGTTGATTTTTCTTTGATAATGTCAAACAATATTTGGCCGTGTTTCTCTACCATCTGATAGAGAACCAAAGTGTTTGTGTTCAATGAAATAACAAGATTACGAATGAATCTATTTCTATCAGTGTTACTAATCAAAAACTGAATCTCTTCTTGGTAAGTACAGTCTTTTAATTGTGTACACAACTCAACTGGATGTTTTAATACCAGACATTTGATGTTGAAGTCTGATAGTTGTTTATTGTCAATTAATTCTTTGGTTGAAATAACTTTCTTAACTTGCCCAAACAATCCTTCCAAAACAAGTTTGTGTGTTGCTGTGCCATCTAATGTACCAGTTAAACCAATTCTATATTTTGCATTGATGCAAGATGTTAAGATAGATGTTAAAGATTGTGCCTTAAACAAATGAGCTTCATCACCAATCACATAGTCGTATTGATGAAAGAATTCTGGAGGCATTTTATACAATGACTGCCATGTACTGATAGTTAGTTTTTTGTCCGTGGCTTTATCTTTACCTTGATAAACACGGTGTACAGTGTCTTCAACCACAAAATTGTTATGTGATGAGTAGTCTGCAAAGTCTGAGTACAATTGTTCTACCAAAGATGTTGTTGGAACAATAATCAAACCTTTTAAATTTTGATAGTCTAAGAGTTGCCTAAACAACAAATAGATGATTAGTGATTTACCTGAGGCGGTTGGTGAGAGTAACAAAGCTCTACGCTTTTGCATAGATTCAATGAAGGCTGTTTGTTGGTGTTCTCGCACATCAATTGCTTTACCTTGAGAATGCAGGTTTAAAGTTTCAAAGAACTTTTTAGCATGATAAACAGAGTATTCATCTTCGTGCCCATCATAGACAAATTTGTATTCTCGTTCATCACAAAATTCTTTGAGGTGCGGAAGTAGGCCAAGATACAGTTGACTGGTTGTCAGATTGAATAATCTAATCTTACCGTCCCAGATTCTGTTTCTAAATGCAGGAACAAATTGGTGTCCTGGTACAAAAAAGGTAAAGTACTCCGATAATTCCCTTGCAACATGTTTCTCACATGTTATCTTTGCAAAGACTTCATCCTTTTTTGTGACTATTAATTGGTCATTGTCCGCCAACGAATTTCTCCCAACTAATGAAGTCACGCAACTGAAATGTTCTAGATTTCAATTCAGACATAATAGATTCCAGAATTGATACTACCTCTTCATGGTAAATCTTCTTTTCCAATAACTTAATGAGGTCTTTGTCGGATTCCAGATATGTGTTGATATCGGATTTCAGTGCAAACTGAAATGGTTCCCATCCGTATTCACCAAGTTCTTCTTGCGATAATTTACCAGTAAAGTATTCCCATTTGATCTTACGCATACGCAGATAATCAAAGTGTGCTCTTTTGGATGCAATTCGATGTTTGGTTAGAATGCCAAGATACTTACTGTGGTATACAGGTATCTTTAATAATTCTTTACTAGGTTCGGTTTGGTCTATGACCGTATCCGATTCCCACATTTTTAGTACTTGTTCAAGTGTTTCCATATATTCAAAAATAACAAAATATTGTTTAAGATCAATGACTTACATCATTCCTATTCATTCAAAACATTATATCATAATACTGTCAAACTGTCAAGTATTTGTATGATTGATACCTAAATGTTGCTTTAGCGGTTATTATGGTGTCCGCAGACCGTGTGGTGTCAAACCCTATATCACTGATACTCAATGGAAAAACATTAGTATATTGAATTCTCAATATTGGATTATTCAATGCACTCAGCACTGTCAGGGTGGCGTCAGAGAAGTATTTGATGCTTTGCAGTTCTCTACTAACATCTCTCTTCTCAAAACCGTCCGGGTCGGCCATAGAAATAAACCAATCATATAGATTCTTCCATGATAACAGTTCTTCATCAACCATGAATTCCATCTCTAATGGTTCATAAGTTAATTTTGTACCAGGAGAATACATGTCTAAGAATGGAGTCACTCTAACAACTTCTCCCAAAGAAACGCCAGGCAAATTTACTGTTTGACAAAAATACTGTGTTGTAGCAATTCTGCTGAATGTCAGTAAAAATTTTGTGGGTTGAAGTAAGTTGGTATTCTCTGGACTTCTAGTAATTACAGTCATGATTTCTCCTTATGTATTATTTAGGAGCCAAAAAAAAGGACCCCGAAAGGTCCTTCTAAACTTGTCACTCTTTACGGTGACTCTGTTTTCGTAGATTACATCAAGTTTTTAACTTGGAAAATACGATAGTACACATTGCTGCGAGCATTCAATGCACCGTTACTGGCTGAAGCACCTGTTGCGAATGGGTTTGCAACCATGCCGTAACGAGTCTTGAAACCAATTTTAGGTTGGAATGTGTATTGGTCAACTGCACGAACCATTTGTAATGGAACATATGGGCAGTAGAAAATACCAGCATCATAAGGTGAAGTACCTTTGTAACCAATTGTAACCAATTCTTGGTTGGAAGTATATCCACCAAAGTATGGGTCAATGTACACTTTGATACGACCGTGTAACAAACCAGCAAAGGTGTTACCAGTGTCATCAACTTGTAGGTCAGCAGAAAGTGCAGGTGTATAAGAAAGAACACCAGCCATTGCCATAGCGGAAGCAACATCGGATGATACGATCATCACGTTGCCTTTACCACGACGAGTTTGCTTAGCAATAACGTTTGCATCGCGTTCGATTTGGAAAATCAGACCTTTGAAACGCTCAACAGACCAACGACCGTTAGAGTCAGTGTCTAAGTCGAATGAACCAGCAGTTGTCGTACCATACTGAGCACCGGCAACGGCACAAGTATAGATTGTACGGATAACTTCACGGTTGATTTCAGCAAGAATCTCTGTAGACAGAATGTTTGACAATTCTGTTTCAGCATCAAGACCGTGAACAGCTTTCAAGTCTTGTGCAAGTTCTAGAGAGTATTCAGCTTTCAACGCACGAGATTGAGCAGTCACAGTAACTTTCTCGATAGAGAAAGCCATTTGATTGAACATACCTGTAGCATCATCAGCACCAAGGCCTTCAGCACGGCTTGTTGGCATGCCGATACCAGTTGTGAAACTGTTAGCAACCAAGTCTGCACCAGTGTTTGTAACAATGTCGGTTGCGTTGTTGCCGCGGAAACCGTATGGGTTAGCAGACGAACCAGCACCAGAGAACAGTGTGTTTGCTTCATTGAAGAAAGCTTCTGTACCACCTTGTGTGTTGTACTTAGCGCGCATTGCAAAGATCAGACCAGTAGGTCCTGTCATTGGCTGAACGCCAGCAACATCATATGCAATTAGGTTAGGTAAAGCACGGCGAACCAAACTGATTAAGATTGGATCGTAGTTCTGAATGCTAGCACCAGTTGCATTACCAGGTGTAGCTGAATAAGTAGTCTCATTCAGTGCCTGTGCGTCTTGTGACATAGCTTGTTGTTGGTTTTCCAACACTAAAGCTGTAACAGCCTTTTTGTATGGGTCTTTAATTGCTTCTAATTCTGGGTGTTCCAGAATTGGTTGCCATTTTTTTTGTAATTCTTCTGTTAGAAACATTAGTATTCTCCTTGTGAGTTTCTATTATTGGTAAACTTTATTTATTTAGCCAATGTTTTTGAGATAGTTTGTGCATATTGCGCTATTGCTGGATCAACATTTCGCGCTGGCTTGGATTCGTCTTCAACAAGCACTTCTTCGTTCAATACAGATTTGTCTGCGGATTTAACGGTCGATTGGAAGTATGATTCAACCAATGTGTCCATTTTGATTCCGAATTCTTCTTCAGTAGTAAAGTCAACACCCTCTGCGAGTGATTTAAATTTTTCTACTTGCGTCTGCGTCAGGCCCTCACATACTGCATGTATAGCCTCATTCTTTTTGTGTTCACTGATAGTCTTTTTCATTGCAACGGCAGTTTTGATCTGTTCGTTTAATGAGTCTTCCAGTTCTTCAACTCTGTTTGTCAATTGTTCAACAACATCAACTTTTTCTTCTGGAATGTCAATGTAGTGTTCTTCGAACAATCCTTTTAATCCGCGAATGAAATCTTCAACGATTTCTGAACGCAGACCTTTTTCAATTGCTAGTTGGTTCTCTTTGAACCACTCTTCAGCCATGTAACTGATGTAGTCATCAAGTTTAACAGCCAAATCTTCTTTGATTTCTTCTACAGCAACTTCGAATTCCTCGTACATTGCTTGTTCGACTTCTTCCACTACGGATTGTGAACGGGCAATAACTGCAGCTTCGAAAATTGTGGTAGCTTTTTGTTTGAATTCTTCAGAAAGATTTTCACCAGAAAGCAATGCATTCACATCGGAATCCATTTCTTCTTTCATTTTCTGTTTCTTCATCATCTTCATGATGAGTGCTTTGTCTTCTTTTTCGTCCTCATGTTTCTCTTCTTTTTCTTCTGCCATAACTGGTTCAGATGTAGAAACTTCTTCTGGAACGTAAGGTGCAGTTGCACCAGGATTACTTTGCATAGTCTGAGTTGCTAGTCTGGCTTTAATACGGTCACGAATGGCCGAGTAGTCAGTCGCAGCAGCTTGAACCGCTTTGTGCTCAGAACCTTCTGAATCAGCAGGACCACTCAACTTAGAACCTGGTTCTGAACCAACTGGTGGTGTAGGACCTGGAGGTGTTGCAGTTGGCGTACCTTTTGTATAGTCTGGCTTTGCTGCGTCTTGTTTGTCAACAACGTCTGCAACTTCACCCACATCCTTCATGCCATAAGCAACAGATGTTGGTAATTTTGTTGCGCCGTCCTGGCCACTACGCTTAGAAGATAGATTAGCGTCAAAAGTTTCTTTTGCGCCTTCTGTCAAAATTGCTTTAGCAGCGTCTGATAGATTGTATTTTCCCATTTTGAGAATCTCCTTGATTTTATATTGGATATTTATAATTAAAGTTTTTTGATGAAATTTTCGAATATTTTTAAACTGACTTGTTCAATCTGTTTTGGGGTAGCTTGTTTGATTTCTCTGCGAGCTTCCTCATAATGAACTTCAGTCCATATTCCTTCAACCATCATCCACTCTTTACCTTCCATAATACCTTGTACAAAAGCACCCGGCGCAGAAGGGTCTGCTACTATATCAGCCGCTGTGGCTAAATGAAAGTCATCTTGAACTATGTTGATACCATTGACAGTCTTCAAAGAACCCATACCGCGAGAAGACACGCCTAATTGTGCGCCGCCCTCGATAAGACTTTTTGCAATGTTGCCCATTGGAGTTTCAAGAATTTTTGCTTTGCCTATCCAAGTATTATCTTCTTTGCGTAGACCAACAATTAAATGTGATACACGGTCAAGATTAATAGATGGGGTATCTGGATGACCCAGTTCACCAAAGGCACGATTTTTATTTATATATTCTTCAGTATAACGGCCGACCTCTTTGGACATAGTTTCTTCTTTGTACATGCGGCCGTTTTTGTTTGTTCTTTCGGCGACCAAAAATGGTCCTTCGATGAACAATACTTTTTTTCCGTCAGTCTCTTCTACGAGATAGTTTACTGACTCGGTGATCTCTTTAATAAGTTTCATTTTGATCCTCATGGTCGAAGGGAGTAAGAACCATAATTAAATGCAGCAGGATCTGTCAAATGACCGCGTTGATAATGTTCATTATCTTTTCGCAGTTCTAATATTAATGTATATGAATTGTTCGCAACCATGCCTCTAGTTTGAATACCTATATCACCTTTGGAACCTGCTGTTCCTTTTGTGTTGTTTGGTATTGTTACCCAGTTACTTTGACCATCAAATTCACAGTTACTATTCAGTAAGAATATTGATGCGGTAGTATCAGCGTGCCAAAATAAATTAACATCTGCATTATTAGGACCCGAGTACCATAAACGATTCACAGCTAAACCATAAAACGATAGAGAACCGGTATTTGCGGCCGATGAAAGCAAATTAGCTTTCGATGTGTCCATTGCACCACTCAATGTGTTTGCTGTAATTCTTCTGTTATTGTCTTCTTGACCAGTACCATCGAATTTACCTGTTAATTTAATAACGGTATGTTCTGTTGTGTCTTTAATGACTTGATATGTAAATGCGTTTGCCATTTTTAATCCCTGTTATTGTTTGGATAATATTTATACCAAAATTATTCGGCTTCTGTGGAAGCTTCTTGAGGAACATTCATTAAGCTTTTTGCAACTTCAACTTTGTGGTTCTCAATGTGAGACATAACTCTATCCGAAATTGCAGCATACAATGCATCGCGTAGTCCGGATGCGTCATCAGTTTCTGCGTAATCGACAATTGATCTTGTTGTTTCCATTTTTATCTCCTAATTATAAAATGCGTTTTAGCTTAGTGAAAGTACTTTCCAAACTCAAATCACCCTTTGTTGACTTTGAATCACCAGTACTTTTTGGTTTTGGTTTAGATGAACTACTTGAAGAACCACCAGAAGAATTTGGTGCAGGTGCACCGCCATCTTGTGGCATCAATTTACTCTGTTGTACCAATTGATCGGTTTGTACCTGTCCTAACATTTGTTGTTGTGCAACATCATTTGTAACAGAAACTGGTAATCCAAGGCCTTCTTCTTTTTCTTTATTGATTTGTTCGTCCATTTCGAGTATCTCATCATCGGACAATCTCAATACATTCTGTTGAATCCATCTCTGTGAGAAGTATCTACCGGTGTATGGATCAACTGAAGACAACAATGTCAATCTTTGTGACATTAGTTCAGCTTCTTTCATTTCAGAGAAGTTGTTGTCTTTAATATAATCGTAGTGAATATCTTCTTTAAATGTTTCCCACTCTTCATCTGTGCAAATGCCTTTTAATACACATTGCACACGGAGAGCTTGATTGAAAACTTCTGAGAATTTACTTCTTAGTCTGTCAACAAACTTGGAGAATTTTAGTTCATCTCTGGTAATTTCTGATGTACGACCAAGAGAGAACCCTTGGTTCGGTTCTAGTCTAGAGATTGGTACACATAATGCACCATACAATTTCTTCTGAAAGTATTTAACATCTTCCAGTTCTCCTAGATTTTGTCCACCAGGCAATGTTGTAATCTCTGTACCTTTGCCACCTTCACGCCTTGGTAACCAAAAGTCTTCCATCATGGACATAAACTTGCGGTCATCTCGCACTTCACCTGTGTTTGCATCATATACAAGTTTGTTCTTGTACTTAATCATAATGTCACGCAAGTATTGTTCTGCTTTTAATTTTGGTAGATTGCCTACGTCAATATAAAAGATTCTGCGTTCTGGTGCTCTTGATATGCGATAGATAACTGTTGCATCTTCAATCATGCGTAACTGATTGAGTGGCTTGATTGCTTTGTGTAGATATGATAACACCACTGCTCTACGCGAATCCATGAGGCCTGAGGTCACGGAGATGATGGAGTCTGTGGTAATACGAACACCAACTGGACCAAAGTTGGATGCACTTCCAGACACAACCTTGTCATTATAGATGTAGTACTCATTAACTGGCTGCATAATCTCTGCGCCGGTTCGTTCGTCTTTTTGTTTTTTAATTTCCCGTACTTTTCTCAGTCTGCGTGGATCTATATAACGCAGTTCTTTGATACCATCTTGTGGTTGTTCACGGTCAATAATAATATGAAAATACATTCTGCCGTCAACATAGTAACGGCGAAAAATATCTTGTGCTAAATTTTGATAATTTAATAATCTAAGAATGATATTAAATTCTTCTTTAATAGCTTTCTTGATCTTTTCATTCTGTTTTAAATCATCCAAAATGATCTGAGTAATTTTGCCATCATCGTCTTGTACAATAGCTTCATTAACTATGTCATCTATCGCCGATTCAATTTCTGGTTGCATAGCCATTTCACGATAACGCGAAATGAGTTCTACTTCATTTTTGGCAGTACCGTCTAAATCAACATATGTACCATAATGAGCGGCAGATGTAATAGTTAATGCACCATCATCCGAAGTCGGAGGTGCAAAAGATTGTTGCGCGGCCGCATCCTCTAAGTCTTTTTGACGAGAGATTGTGAAACCGAAAAGCGAAAATTTATTTGTGTTTGCCATATTTGTGTGTAATTATAAAATCAAAAAAAACATGGAGGGCACTAGGCCCTCCGTACATATCAAGTCGTTGTATTTGTTTCCCAGAACTGGTAAGCAAATGAGGCAGTATATTCTTCAATTGTGTCATTTGAACCCCAATCAAGGTCAATAGGTGACAAATCGAGTGGAAATAAACCAACAAATTTATACTTCTTCAGTTCGTTGCCAGTTTTTCCGTATTGGATTACATTAGCGTCAACAGTGTAACCGTTTGAGTTACTTGCGCCTGGTGCTCTAATATTACCAGCATGACTATTGATTGAATTCATCCAATTCTCTAAAGAATTTCTGATGGTAAAATCTTCATCATTAATAATTGTTAATGTCCAATCTGCAAAAGTTCTGTTGCCAGCAAATTTCATTTCACGACCGAAGTAGTAAATTGGTACAGTGCCGATTGTGGAACCTGGTAGTTGAGCTGTCTTAGCCATGAATGTTATCTTCTGGCCAGCAGCTGTAGCGTTTTGAACGAGTGATGGGAATATTAAAGAGACAGAGAATAGATTAGGACGAGCACCGTCTCCAATCATATTTGCTCTAAATTCTGCTACATTAAATGCCATTATTTTCTCCTGTTATCGTTTTATTTATTAAGCTGCACCAACGATGGTCACGAAGTCAACTCCAGTACCTACAGCAACAAAGTTCAACTGAATGTAGTTAACTGAACGCGCAGGCTTAATGTAGATATCGCCAATAAATTGGTTACTGTCAACAACTTGTTGTGTGTTATTTGTGGAATCGCAAACAACTCTAAAGTCTGTAATACCACGGCGACCTTGAATGTCGCGTAAGAATGGTGCTACTAAGGCAATGAATTGTGCTCTTGTGAATTCGTCATTTAATTCAAACATTGAAAACTTTGCAGCTTGTGCAATTGATTTTTCTAATGTGATGAACAATCTGCGAACATTGATACGGTCGAATGCTGATGGTTTAGCTAACAGAGTCTTGTCACCAAACAATACAGTACCCTGACCTGGGAAGGACACTACTGGATTAACACCTGCAGCATACAGTGTATCACGGAAAGATTTACTTGGATTCCAAGCCAACTTAACGGCATTCTTAATTGCACCACGATTGAAACCTGCTGGAGAGAACCATGGATCTCTAACGCTGTCTGTGTATACACATAAGCCAGCAATGTCACCATTCAATGGAATCCAACGATATGTATTGTGGTACTTGTCGAATTGGTATTTCCAACCAGAGTCTGCCATAACATAAGATGAACTTCTTGCCAATGCAGATAACCAACCAGCAATATTTGTTGTTTCTGAACCAGACTGATTGACAACATCAGAATATCTTGGAGAAATGAAAGCAACGCAATCGGCACGACCAACTGCAATATTATCAATTACATATTGTTGAACTGTAACACTGTGCCCACTAGTTAATACAAGTGAGATATCAATAGATTCTTTGTTTGTGAAGAAGTCATATGAAACTTGAATATTGCCATCTGTTGGTGCAACACTAGTACCTGTAGACAAATTGGTTGCAATGTTTGTGGCTGGTCTTGCAAAACTTCTGCCGGCCGCAGCCCGGTCCCAAGTTGCATTTGTTGTACCATAATCAATTGGACTCATTGCGTACACATACTTGGAGTTGTTAAGTATGACTTGTTTGTAGTAGTTTGTTACGCCATTAATTGTTGCATCAGAAGCAGCCGAAACAAAACCGTAAGTTTCAAGTATCGCACCTGCTGATCCAGTAAATAGACCATCTGCATCAACCACAACAATGTGCATTTCGTCATCGCTGCCGCTTACTGAACTGGCAAATTCTGATGTACCTGGTGCTGATGTAAAATAACTTCTGTAACTCCATGAACTAAATGTGCTTGTATTTGCACAAACATGAACAGTTAAAGAATTACCCAAGAGTCCTGGATATCTTCCCACAAATGGACCATAGCTATTGCTATTGTTGGTGAGTAGATATGTAGTTTCGTAAACATCTTCATTCTTAATTTGAATCGTACCACCGCTGCCATCGGTTGCATTGTTTGCAAGATTTCCGACCGATCTAACGATGTTCAAATTATTACCATATGATAGAAAGTTTGCAGCAGTAAAAAAATCTGTTGCAGAAGCTGCATCTGGTTTACCGAATGTACTAACGAGAGTTAATTCACTATCTATTTGTCTTACTTTATCCGCTGGACCCCATTGAAATGTTCCAGCAAATGCACCAGCAGTTTGTTGCACTGAAGGTACAACAGTCGTTGCATCAACTTCAGATACATTTACGCCTGGAGAGATTTGAAATGCCATTTTATTCTCCTTGAATTATTTGTTCTCTTGGCAAAATACCATAAGTGTATTTATGAAAGGCCGGATTTATAACCTTTCCAGCCTATTTCGTATGAATTTTGAATAAATTTCATTGCCGTCCGCTACTTCCCACAAATCACCATCTATAATTTGGAAATCATGTTCTAAACCATCTTCAATAATAGGAGCGGGTAGAACATCATCATCTATTTGATTCATATTTTCTAACTGAATCTGTTTTCTAATGTCGTGGTTAACAATCTCTTTAAAGTATTGTTGTGTCGAAAGCCACGAAAAAATCACCAGAGACATAACCATGTCATCGTTTGCACCATCTTCCGCACTAAACGAGTTCTTTTGGTGTACAAAAGTTGTCAGTTCGGAGTATGTATCAAAATCATTAATTACTAATTTGTCACCTTCAATCAAAGTTTTTAGGTTTGAACACCCAATCGCTTTAACTTGAGGTGACATTTTTAAACCCATTTGAATGCCACGGGCAAAGCCTGCTGACAATTGTTGTGGTTTCTTGTTGCCTGTAAATATTTTCCACAAGTTTTCATATTCAAAATCCACATGCAACGAGTCTGCTACTTGTGGGTTGTTGTTAATCTCAACCAAAACATATGCATCATTATAATATCTTGCTGTATTATATATGACAGTTGGGAAAAGCATCGGTGTGATCGATGAACTCTTATATGTTGCAACTTGTTTATATGGTGTTTGTGATATATCAATTACAGAGAAAGCTGAACTGTCTAAGTTCTTACCTTCAGAAACATCCACACACATGCAATATAGGTGATCTGTTTTTGATTCATCTATACCTTCTTTTATTGGATGTTCATATATTTTTAATAGATCGTGATTTGCAATTGGATCATTAAATACCAACTGTTGCAATTTGTAACCAGAAATTAGTGTGTTACTGGATCCCAAGAACTCTGTCTCAAACTCTTGTTTGAATTGTCGTTCAGATGTGTTTCGAATAGTTTCTTCTTTCCACCTTTCATCACGACCAGGTACCATTGACCAATGAATTTCGAAATTTATATAATTGTTTTTCTTGTTGATTGAATCCATCCACAACTTGTAGAATAGATTCATACCATTTGGTGTAGAAACAATTATAATTTTTGTCTTTTTTCCGGATGAGATTACAGGATATACAGAGTTAAAGAATTCTTCTGCGATATTGTTTGGAACGAATGCAAATTCATCCAAGAATACGATGTTGAAAGAACCTCCTCGAATAGCAGAACTTGATGTTGATGCAGCAATGATCTTTGATCCATTTTCTAGTTCAACATTACCTTTATTCCAAGTAACCACACCTTGTTGCAACCACATTGGTAGGTTCTCATATGCTAACTGGTACTTAGAAAGAATGTCTCTGGCTAAAGAACCTTTATTGGCCAGGACTGCACAGTTCTGTGTATCAGTGAATATGGTTGCCCACAACATATAAGCAATCGTGGTGGTTGTCTTACCAACCTGGCGAGGACATTTGGTTATAACAAACCTGTTGTTTGCAAATAAATGCAACATCTCCTCTTGAAACGGCCACATACTAAAATTAATAAGACCTTCATCAACGTTGACAATCTTTATATATTTTTTTGCAAAATATATGGGGTCTTTAGAACACTTAATGTATTCATCAATTTGTTCTTGCGTGTATTCTACCTGAACGCCTGCTTTTTTAAGTAATGGATTATCTCTATACGCCTCACCGAATTTTAAATCGGGATTCATTCTTGTTTACCTTTTAAGAGTTTATTCAACTCTGCGGTAGAACCAACAAAAATAGCTTTATCTATTTTGGTATTGCCGTCACCTCTTTTGCCATCCATGTCTCGCATCTCTTTTTGCATTTTCAATAAACGGTCATTGGCTTCAACTGTATTTTTTAACAATGTGCCATACACTTCAAAAGCTCTTGGGTGTTGTCCTGCTTTTGCAATCTGCAAAATTTCTTCCATAGCTTCTTTGCCTTGGTCGATCATATCTTGCAGATTGTCTTTAGATTGCCTATAAGCATCCGCAAGATCAGCCTTCAGATCAGGTTCATCTGCCGATTTTACTTTAACATCAAAAGATTTTTCAGTTTCTTTTATAGACACCACATCAAAAATGTTTTCCATATTTTTATCAAAAGTATTCATTTTATTTTCCATTTTTACCAAGTGTCATTGCTCCAAGCAATTCTCTTCCAAACATTAGCTGTGCCATCATAATTATTTGAACAGTAATATAAGTATGTGCTGTTCGCTCTTATGTTACCTCTTCTATCTCCTGTCACACCTCTAGCTGTTGCCGGAGGACTTGCTGCAATGTTACCAAAAGTATTTGAACTGGTACCATCAGCAAAATTAATGACTCCAACATTTGCAATTGTTTTACCATTCAAGTCCATACCAGTAGTCTGACCCGAAGATGGAAATACTATTGTTCCTAATCCATTGAAGTCCCATTTTTGACTAAAATTGTAAATGTCTTCTTCATTTTCTGGACTTGGATTGCCATAAGTTACGAGATTCATCGTATATGCATAATCAGTATTCTCTGCAATCGTTACTGTTGTGTTACCTGTACCAACTGTGGTACTTATTGTTGTGTTTGCTTCTGGTACAGTAACATAAGTGAAACTGTTCCATCGACTTCCCGATGCACCAAAATATGTTCCAGCTAAAGCACCACTAGTTGGTAGTTGATATGTTACACTTATATCTTTAGTGCTGTTGTTGGGTCTTGCATATCCAATTCCAACTAAAAAGTCTCCGCGAACATCTAACTGTCTATGCCCAAGTCTGATGGTTTGATTGGCACTAGGTACCTCAAGTGCATTTGCCCAAATTAAAGAACCGTTTGCATCAATTTTGTAATTTATAAATGCGCGCTGGTTGTTTGGATCGGTTGTTACGCCATTGACATATAGAAAGTTGTTGTCGTATTTGATAAAATTTATGTTTGGTGAACTCACACCAGTAATTTGTCTTTCCCAAATTAATTGATTGTTGGCTCTAAATTTGTAAATCACTGTGTTTGATGCTGCATAAAAATTGTTTGAGTTATCATATGCTAAGCCAATAATTTTTCTGCCATCGGTGTTTACGTTGTTTGAAAAAATATAAACACCCTCAGTATCAAATTTATGTATTTTACCACCATCAGAACCAACCAACACACCACGATTATTTGGCAGTGCTACTACCACATGAGCATTCATTGACTGTGCGCTAAAACTTGTGAAATATAATTCACCAGTAATATCTAAACCTGTTAACAGATTGTGTTGACCTACAAAATATGGAAACTCTTCATCATCAACGGTAATATCTGTCGAACCTTCTGCATCCGAAACCAATGTGCTGTAAACATTTTGTCCAGTATAATTGAATTTTGTAACTAAGGTTGAGAAGTTTTCTGGTATGTTTGTTAACAGATACACATTATTGTTAGCATCAACTGTTACCGCTTCACCGTAACTGGCCAACAATACATTATTAACATTCATTGTAGGTACTGATTTTCTCCAGTATATGTTCCCAAATGGATCGTATTTAATAACTGTCGATTGTGGTAATCCAGTAACTTCATTTTGTGTTGTTGTTGCAACTAATATATTATTTGCTGAATCGTATGCAACACCATTGCCATATGTGTTATTGGCTTGTTCTGTTATTTGACCGTACAATAAACCCCAAGCTTTATGTTGGTGCTGATCGTTACCAATTTCAACAATTGAGTTACTGTACATCAAATTATCTTGGAAATTAATATCGCCCAAGAAGACTGAGTTCGCTCTGTCAAAAGCACCTTGTGCTAATGTTGAATTGGTGTCAAAATAAATGTTTGAAGTGTTTGCGTTACTAGCGACATTTGCAAACAACTCACCAATGTTAGAGTTTGTTTTTATAAAGGCGGTTCTTAATGAATCACCTTTACCATCATTTGCTCTAATACCAATATTAATAATTTGTTTAGCCATTTAGTTCTCTCTTGTTTATTGGTTTGCGGCTTTGTTAATTGTCAAAACAGTATTCAATGTGTTGTCAGCCTTAGCCTCTTCCTTATCAACTGACAAGTTATCGATATCTGTAGTGACTCTACCAACTGCGTCAATTTCAACAAACTTCAGTGGGTTCAAGTTATAAGAAGTGAATCTATAGTTTGCTGAGGTATTTATACCATATATGGGTTTGTCTGACACAAAGTCTCCTGTTAAGTCTTTTAGTCGTAATATGTTTTCTGTAAATTGAACAACGATGCCAGTGGCTGATGCATCTTCTGCGGTATATCCTTGATATACCTTCTCACCAACTTTATATGTTCCATAACCAGAGTCTAAGTTCATATAGAACTCGATTGTTTCATCTCTTGATACCTGATTGTAAACAGAAACAAATGCTCTGTTAATAACACCAGTCTCAGACATTTTACCAAATATGAAACCTTTGACGGTGAAGTTTAATGTCCAGACAATCATTCTGGTATCATTTTCTCTAGCACCTTCATAAAGTATTTCGTGTGATGTACTATTCAGAATAACAGGAACTTCTTTGACTATGCCCATTTCCGGAATCAAATTTAATTTTACTGTGTAATCTGGTGTAAAGTATGGTAAAATATGTTCGATGATCTGTGTACCATCTTCAATGTTTCTGACATATATGTACAGATTGAAATCAAAATTGTATGGCACAGGATTATATTGTGATATAATTCCAGAAGGTACTGTTCCGGTAAAATTCTTTATATTTGTATTTTGTTTTCTCGAAGAATCATATGATAACCCTGCCATTTCAAAAGACATTCTTGGTAGAGTTATCTGTACTTTTTTATCTAAGTTTGCATCATCTTCTAAACGCATAACATATCGTTCTTTGGATGCATATGCAATTGGTACAATAAACCTTTCAGTTTCAACATTCTCTGTGTCGAATCTGTACAATGTGATGTTATCAAATAAGTTGCCAAATCCAACAACCAATTTTCTTATGACGCGGTTATATGATGACATTATATTTTTCCAAACGGATTATCTTCTGTGAAATCTATAATGTTATTTGCTTCATTAAACAAATAAAGATTATCATAAGTTTCGTTTCTGGTACTGTCTTTGAGTGGATCGTATGATGACAAATAATGTTGTGCGTTACTAGTTGCACCAATAATTACCACATTGTCCGTGAATTCACCAGCAACATTTGTTACCTTCAGTACATTATTTACTGTATTCCATTCTTGAACAATAGCAACAACGCTTGAATTGGCCTGAGTTCCGTCAGTTGATTGGAATACAATTTCTCTTGCTTCAAATGTTCCTGTTCCTACACCTGTGTTCAATTCTATTGTGTAACTTGATTGTATCATTACATCATCAATGTCTTCAACACCAGTATCAATAACTTCTTGTGAGTATTTAAACTTCTCTAGTTCCAATTCATAGAAATAAGGAATCTTACGGCCTAACATAAAGAAGTCTTTGGTTTGATTTGTAAATTTAATCTCAAACAACTCACCTGTACCATTTAAGAACGGCACATAAATCAAATCACCTTCTCTAGGTCTTGTAAGTATATCTTGTGGTACACGTTGAGAAAAAGACCGCTTTGAAACAATAATGTTGATATTGTTTTTAATCTCAAGCCCAAATTTTGAAAAGAATTCTCTTTCACCACCATATTCCATAGAACTTGATAGGTAAAATTCAATAGGAAAGGCTGAACTGAATCTTTTAATTGGATCTTCACCGTACAAAATGTCACGGTCTTCTGAGTTTTGAATTGGTAAATAATAGGAATCAAATCCCATAATTTTTATGGATTCTGTAATCAAGTCCTCTACTACCCGTTGTTCAGCTAACGAGTTGTAATTATTAAAATATTGATTTGTTGCGATTTTAGGTACCTACTCTTTCACAAATATAATTTTTATGATGTTTTCTCAGGCCTGAAGCAACGATTGACATTTTTGAACTATTCAAATTATTTTCTATACAATATTTTTGAAGATTTTTTATTTCTATTTTGGTACCATCTGGTTTAGTTATTAACCAATTTTTACTATTGCTTTCAGATATTTTATTTTTCCATGTAACAGGTCTACCAGTTAATATTTTACTCATATTGGATTTATATTCATCAGACCATTTACGACCTAAATTTGCTTTGTGTCCTACTGGTGGCTTAGATTTTTTACCCGACATAACAAATAATTCATGTAACAATTCTTCTTTACCAATAATACCAGATAGTCCTTTCCACGCCAATTCATCTTCTTTTCTACCATATTGTTCCCACAACAAACGATGAGCTTCCGCATGTTCTTCTACGGTAAGTTCAATTAAATTGGATGGATTATTTGTTCCACCCATATGTTTGGGTATAATATGGTGTTTATGATTCATATTAATTAATAAACATTTCTAGTGGTGCACCATATTTGTCACCAATTTCTGTATGTAAGGCATCAATCTCATCTTTTGCTTCGGTGTAAATCTTATCACCATTGAGTTTGACGCCGCCAGGTAACTGTATACCTTCAAACTTTTTAAGGTTATTTCCCCAAGACCGTTTGATAAGTGCCGTTGCATATTCTTTTAACCAACGATCATTCCATACCATGTTATACATTTCAGGATCAATCGCTGCATAACATTCTGCTATGACTGTTGTACCAAGTGGTGCTTGTGAAGCTCCCCAAGCCCAATCAATATATAGTCGTTGCATATGTCTCTGAAAACGAATAGGAACTTCACCTACGAACATAAGTTCCAGTGAACGCAAGTGTTGTTGCGTCAGTGTATAGTTTATGTAGGACGCTGAGGTGAAGTCATACAGTTCATTTAACCTGAGTTGATATCTCAAATCAAACATGTTAACAGAAGATAACGAATCTGAGATAGGAAAGATGCGGGTTATACCAGCAATCTGTAATACATTATTTGATGAGTCTCTGGCTTCAGTTAAATTTAAATATTTGTTTGCGATATCGGTTGCATCAATTTTTTTGATGTAATAGACTTTTTGTAATCCGTCAAAGTGATAATCTTGCCAATATTGTAAAGCATCACCAATTCTGTCTTCTACTTGATCGTCATCAACATTTATTTCAATGACTGGGAATCCCAGCCTTCTTAGGCAATACTCTTTGAAAGCTGTTCTGGATGTGATTGGTTCTGCCATTGTGTCCCCCTATATGGGGTATTTATCTTTCTCCGGAACGCAATCTTTATCTATGACTTAGGAGTGGACGCCATCTTATACGTTCGCAGTATTAGTTGACGGGTAAGCTCTGCCAGCTCCCCATATTATTCGAACTGCGCCATTACCGCCATTAGAACTAAGGGTAACTTTGTTATCGGAGGCTTGACCACCACCGCCACCGCCGTACAATCCCCCAGCACCAGTAGTAGTCGCACCAGCAGTACCACCAGAGCCGCCAGCGCTTGCCACATTTCCGTTGGTTCCTGCACCTAATGCTCCTACACCGCCACCAGATCCCGCTGTGCCGCCCGACTGCCCACCAGCACCGCCACCACCGTTAAATGGAGCTGCAAACGTTGTTGCACCGAACCCAACACCACGTCCAGTTAATGCTGCCATTGTTGCTGCTGGGCCTAGGTAAGCAGATCCGTTATAGCCTCCAGCACCTCCTCCTCCACCTGCCGTATCGCCAGATGATGTTCCGCCTGCGCCTCCTGCGCTGCCACCGTCTCCCACAAAAGTACCGCCTGCGCCGCCTGCTCGGTTGACGTTGGTGTTGTCGGAAGTTCCTTGACCAGCACCTCCTCCTCCACCTAAAACGACAGTATTATCGATAAAATAAGAGTTGCCCCCCGGAGTGCCTATACCACCGGCATTTGCAGTAACTCCTATTCCGCCTGCTCCTACTTGAACTGTGTAGCTTGATCCGGGTACAACAGTAATACGATTCTTCCATCCAACGCCTCCTCCGCCACCACCACCGCCGGCGTAGTACTGTGCGCCACCCGCGCCGCCTCCGCCTATTGCAACTACACTAACTTTAGTAACGCCCGCAGGTGCCGTCCAAGAGTGCGTTCCAGGAGTTGTAAATAATTGTTGTCCAGGAGTATCAGCTCCTAATTGGTAATTTACAGAACCTTTAAAAACGTAGGCTGCGCCGGCGGCGGTTCCAATAGTGTCTTCCCCTTGGGCACCAACCACCACTGTATCACCATCAATTGCCACCGCGCTGCGGTCGGTTCCGCCTCCAAAAAAATCACTTGCCTCAGCGTCAATGGCTTGTATTTTAGCCTGTTGTGTCCAAGTAGTGCCTGATCTGGTAAAAATGTAGGCTGCACCGGCGTTAGTGATGTTGTTAGGGTCTTCCAGATAGGCGCCAACCACCACTGTATCGCCATCAATTGCTACCGCGCTTCCAAAATAATCAGTCGCTTGAGCGTCACTGGCTTGTATTTTGGCCTGTTGTGTCCAAGTAGTGCCTGATCTGGTAAAAATGTAGGCAGATCCAGCATCACTGATGGCGCTAGGGTCTTCACTATAGGCACCAACCACCACTGTATTACCACTAATGGCCACTGAGTATCCAAAATAATCACTTGCTTGTGCGTCACTAGCCTGTATCTTTTGCTGTTGTGTCCAAGTGGTGCCTGATCTGGTAAAAATGTAAGCCGATCCGGCATCACTGATGGCGCTAGGGTCTTCCCTATAGGCACCAACCACTACCGTATCGCCATCAATTGCTACCGCGCTTCCAAAATAATCAATTGCTTGTGGATCACTGGCCACTAGTTTGGCCTGTTGTGTCCAAGTGGTGCCTGATCTGGTAAAAATGTAAACAGATCCAGCACTAGTGAGGCCGCTAGGGGCTTCATAGATGGCACCAACCACCACTGTATTACCACTAATTGCTACTGACCATCCAAAATAATCACTTGCTTGTGGATCACTGGCCACTAGTTTGGCCTGTTGTGTCCAAGTGGTGCCTGATCTGGTAAAGATGTAAACAGATCCAGCACCACTGATGGCGCCAGGGCTGTCCCTATAGGCAGCAACCACCACTGTATCACCATCAATTGCCGCTGGTACGCCAAACAAATCGTTCGCTTCGGCGTCGCTGGCTACTAGTTTGGCCTGTTGTGTCCAAGTATTGCCTGATCTGGTAAAGATGTAGGCTGCGCCGGCATTAGCGAGGCTGTTAGCGTCGTGCTGTTCGGCACCGGCAACTACTGTATTACCACTAATGGCCACTGAGTATCCAAATGTGTCATTGCCTGCTGTGTCACTGCCTTGTATTTTGGCTTGTAGATTGATGAAAGGCAAAGTCCAAGTGGGCGGGAAACTTAATGTAAATGAGGACGCTGCAGTGGCAATGTTGACGCCATCACTGGCTGTGAATGTAACAGAGAATGAGCCGTCATAATCAGGAATGGTGCTAGGTGTAATCGTAAATTCATTCCCATCTTGTGTGATAACTGCTGTACTACCTAATGATCCGCTAGTAACCTGGTAGCTCCAGGTGATTGGAAAACCTTCCGGATCTTCAGCAACCAAAGTCAGCACAGTTGGCGTGCCGTTAGTAGCAAATACATAACTGGCATCGGGGCCACTGGTGATTGTCGGATTTGTATTAACCAGAGCAATATTGAACCAGCCAACACCAGTCCAGAGATACAACCTGTTGGTTGCCTCAACATATGCAAGAGATCCCGTTGTGTTGTTTGCCAATGGCAATGAAGCAACGTTTGCATATGCTTCAGCGCCACCAGTGCCGGCACTAATAGCGTTATTGGCTATAGCAAAGGCTGCATTAGCTTGAATGGATGCCGCATTGGCAGCTTGAAATGCCGCAGGGACTAATGCAGAAAAATCTTTAGTCGAATCTAACGCTAACGGTGGTACTTTTGTTGCCATTGTGTTTTTTAATTTCTAGGAAAATCTGGAAATGGTACCCAATTAGTTGTAGTTTCATCCCACAAGTATGGATAACCATCAGTTGGTATTGCTATAGGTGCAACATATGATGCTGCTGCTTCGTTCCAAACCCATGATGCTGGTCGTTCAGCATTCATTGCGTTTTCTCTGGCTTGTGCAATTTCTTCTGCTGTTGGAGCAGGTCTGTTTTCTGAGTCTATCATTTTTTACCTTTGTATTAATTTTAATGTTAACCGTAAGCTGCAGCCGCAAGTCCATATCTCGCTGTACCAACACCTGTGGTGTCTGTTGCAACTACACCGGTGTTTGATACTAGGTTGGTTACCGACAAATTTGTAGCACCAGACCCGTAACCAAATATAGCTTTATCAGTTCCGTATCCTGCGGCCGCAGGAGCTCTTCTAGCAGAGCCAACACCCGTTACATCATTACCGACAACACCTGTGTTTGATACTAGGTTGGTCATTGAAACATCAACAGTAGTGAAACCATATCCAAAAATAGCCTTATCGGTACCATATCCTGCGGCCGCAGGAGCTCTTCTAGCAGAGCCAACACCCGTTACATCATTACCGACAACACCTGTGTTTGATACTAGGTTGGTCATTGAAACATCAACAGTAGTGAAACCATATCCAAAAATAGCCTTATCGGTACCATATCCTGCAGCGGCTAAATTATATCTAACAGTACCAACACCTGTCGTATTACTAGCAACTACACCGGTGTTTGATACTAAGTTAGTTATTGATTGATTGGATGTACCATCAAATCCATATCCAAAAATAGCTTTATCAGTTCCGTATCCTGCGGCTGCTAGTCCCCATCTAGCAGTACCAACACCAGCAGTGTCTGTAGCAACTACACCGGTGTTTGATACTTTGTTGGTTAATGAATATAATCCTATTGCTGGGTTTATGCCGTATCCAAATATAGCTTTATCTGTGCCATATGCTGCGGCTGCTAGAGCCCTTCTAATAGAACCCACACCAGTGGTATCAGTAGCAACTACACCTGCACTTGATACTAAATTGGTCATTGATACTGAAACAGTAGTGTAACCATAACCAAAGATAGCTTTTTTACTAACGGCAATCACAGCCACATAAACACTAGTTGGCCACAAGCCAGCAAGTCTTCTGCTTCGTTGTTCGTAACCCCAAAGTGGGCCTGTAATATTTGTTTCTGCCATTTTTTACTCTTTTAACTTAATGAATAACCTGCGGCTGCTAGGTAAGTCCTAGCAGTACCAACACCTGTAGTATCCGTTGCTACTATACCGGTGTTTGATACTAGATTTGTAATATTGGTAATAGAAGCTGCCCATCCATAACCAAATATAGCTTTATCACCTCCATATCCGGCCGCCGCTAGTGCATACCTAGCAGTACCTACTCCGGTTGTATCAGTAGCAACTACACCTGTATTAGAAACTAGATTGGTTAGTGAATAGTTGGTAGCGCCGGTACCATATCCAAATATAGCTTTATCTGTGCCATAACCTGCGGCTGCTAATGCATATCTAGCTGTACCGACACCTGTTGTATCAGTAGCAACAACTCCAGTACTACTGACTAGGTTAGTTAATGATACGTTTGTGCCAGCGGCATTTTGTCCATATCCAAAAATAGCTTTATCAGTACCGTAGCCGGCGGCTGCTGGTCCATTTCTACCTGTACCAACTCCAGTAGTATCACTAGAAACAACACCTGTATTGGACACTAGGTTGGTCATTGATACATTAGCATTACTATATCCATATCCAAATATAGCCTTATCAGTACCATAACCTGCGGCTGCTAGAAAACCTCTAGCAGTACCAACACCTGTAGTATCACTAGAAACAACACCTGTGTTTGATACTAGATTGGTTATTGAAGTTGTAGGATTGCTGCCATATCCAAATATAGCTCTCTGAGTGCTGATAGGAGTCGTACTAGTATCATTAATCGTCACTGTACTACTTGTTGCAACTATAACACCACTAACACTACCGGTTCTCAATGACACTGTAAATGTTTGAGCACCTTCTGTTGTTGAATCGGCAACCGCAGTTACTGTAAATGAACCGGCATTAGAGGTTATTGTAAATGAACCAGAAGTTACTGAGCCAGAAAAATCACCAGCCGCAGTTGAGATATTATTAATCGACCAGTAATATGTTCCATTGGTAATATTTTGTCCAGTAACATTAAATGTTAAAGAACTACCTTCATTAACACTTGATGCTGCAGGTGTTACAATAAAAATACCTGTAGAACTAGTCGGCCACAACCCATCTGCTCTCAGTTCATTCATCTGACGCAACGAAAATATATCGTTTAAAATACTCATTTACTTTATTCGGTTGGGTTGTTTTCAATTGAGAGAACTATGTCTTTTTCTGCTAACAAGAAGGTTTCTTTTGGTACAATACCAACCAACTTTAGTGTTTCCAATGTTTGTGGATTACTCATTGCGTTTAACAATTTTGCAGGACTTGGTCTACCATTGGCAATAATTTCTGCCTGAATCTCACGACCAACAGTTACTGTAAATTCATAGTTAGCATTCGCCTCAAACATCTCATCGTCCGTATAAGGTGTACCATCTTCATGTTTAAGTCTTGTTGGTTCGACTTCAGTATAAAGTTCTGCCATTAACTTTTCCAATATTTTAATCTCTTTACGATTAAGTTCGAATGCATGTTTTTGGTCATCTAAGTGTGATTCTAATTCCAGAATTTCAGCACGTAAATTTAGAATTAGGTGCTTTGCTGCCGGTATTGATCTTAGGTGTTCCAACTCTTCTAGTTTAGCTCGATATTTAAGTTCTGCACATTCTTCTAGTACCGCTGCACGTTTTCTACCGACTAAGAAGCCTTGTAGAGTTTTAATTTTTTCCCATGGTGTGCTACCAATAACTTGATAACGATAGTTGAATTCAGAGTTTAGATTTGATGCCATAATGATTCCTCATAATAATGTTTAAATATGTATTTATGTTAGTGAAAAACCAGCAGCTGAAAATTGCATTCTAGCAGTGCCAACACCAGTAGTATTACTAGCAACCACACCTGCGTTTGATACTAAGTTAGTGATTGAGGTTAGTGCAGCATCTGTATAACCATATCCAAATATAGCTTTATCACCGCCATAACCTGCGGCTGCTAAGTGATATCTACCAGTACCGACACCAGCAGTATCAGTAGCAACTACACCGGTGTTTGATACTAGGTTGGTCATTGATAATGCAGCATTTGTATAACCATATCCAAATATAGCTTTATCACCGCCATAACCTGCGGCTGCTAAAGCATATCTAGCAGTGCCTACACCTGTAGTATCAGTAGCAACAACACCTGTATTTGATACTAGGTTGGTTAATGAATTGGCTGCACCATACCCATAACCAAATATCGCTTTATCACCGCCATAACCTGCGGCAGCTAGATAATATCTAGCAGTTCCAACACCAGCAGTATCACTAGCAACTACACCTGTATTTGATACAAGGTTGGTCATTGATACGACGGTGGATCCGTTATATCCATATCCAAATATAGCTTTATCAGTACCATATCCTGCGGCTGCTGGTCCATATCTAGCAGTACCAACACCAGTTGTATCAGTTGCTACTACACCGGTGTTTGATACTAAATTGGTCATGTTGTATGGGGTTCCAGCAGCACTGCCGCCATACCCAAATATAGCTTTGTCTGTACCATAACCTGCGGCTGCTGGTGAAAATCTAGCAGTACCTACACCTGTAACATCATTAGCGACCGCACCTGTATTTGATACAAGGTTGGTCATTGATACGACGGTGGATCCGTTATATCCATATCCAAATATAGCTTTTTGAGTAGAAACAGGTGGTACATACACATAAACACTAGTTGGCCATGAACCACTAGCCCTCTGGTTGTAATGATTCTGAG